CTGATCAACCTCAATTGATTTTATAATTAACGGTGTTGGGGGAATTGACAATAATTTATTAATACATTCTTTTTTAAATTTACCCGATACATGCTGAGGGTGTAGTTCTAAAAACCATTTTTTGATATCCTCTGTAATTAGTGAATATTTTTCAATGAGGGTTAATGTAACAATACGATGATCAATTGTTGGTTGATCAATTGGAATCCAAATAATTTTTGAACTATTTTCGCCAAGATGATCATAAATGCTCATACTGTGTATATCTAAATAGACTATTTCAGACAATAATTGAAAAAAATGGGTATTATTAAAATTGGCTGTTAATAATTCTTCCTGTTTAAAAAAATAAAACCATTCAATAATACCCATCCTGTGTTTTTGAATTGGGTTTCTTATATAAGAAAAAACTATATTAGTGTCCCAATTAATATCAGCAACAGTGCAAATTTGCCAATTTAATTTATTAAATAACGTTTTATAAAAAGTACAAGCACATTTGCTGTGAATAAAATAAACCAATGTACCAGAGGGATCTCTAATACATAGCCACGGTGTTTTGTTGTTAGTTATTAAATTTTGCGTTATGCTCATGACTGTTTAATTTGTCCTAGTAACTGCTTTAGTTTTGCACTATTTACCGCAGCGGTAATTTTGTTAACCTCACCGGTATCATTATCTACAGATTCTGTTACACGACTTTGTGTTTTAATACTGTCGTATATACTGGGTTTTTTAACAAATCCTCCAGAAGATTCATCTGCAGATTCTCCTGAATCTGTAATGCGCATAGTTTCGATATTATATTCTAAATCAATTTTTTGACCTACACCAGTTGAACTACGTGATTTCATACATTGTATTTGATAACGCCCACGTTCTTTCATAGCGCGACTTGTAAATATACCAAATACATTATCTGCAGTATTAATTTTACTAATACCACCAGAAATATGACTATGATCAAACTCTACTTCTTCAACTGCTGATCTGTTCAACTGACTTGCAGTTACAAACAATACATTAAGTTCTTTGGCCAAGTTACGCAACTCCTCACTAACATATTTGTCTTTGACAAACAAATCATTGGGCGAGACCTTGGCACTCACCGGCATTAATAAATCTAAATAATCAACCATGACAAAGTCCACACGTAGTCCTGTTTGTATTTGTACTTCTTTGATATAGCTTCTAATGTCATTGATATTGCTTTGTGCCGGCAATGCTTTGACTCTATATTGGCCAGACTTTTTGGCCATCATTTTGACTTTGAGTTCTGTGGTATCTATATCTTTACGAATTTCTTTGGTGCCCATGTTGGTCAGCATAGCATCTGTTCTCAGTGCACACAAATCTTCACTCAATTCTAAACTAACATACACTCCACTGAGTCCTTGTTGTAACCAGTTAAGTGCAATGTTCATCATCACAAGACTTTTACCAGATCCACTTCCTCCTGCAAAAATGTTTAACTCACCTCGACTAAATCCACCATACAACAGTCGATCCATTTGGGGCCACCCTGTACTAACTTGTCCGCCTGAATTAAAATATCTATTAATACGTAATGCAGGATCATCAAAATAATCTATACCCATGTCCTTGGTTAAACTAATTTGTACTGCATCTTTGATTAGTTTTTCAACCGGATCATAATCACCTTTCTCTAACAAGTCTGCTGACTTTAAAATTGCTCGTTCAAGTTCTTGTCGACGAGTAAAACTTTCAAACTCTTGCATAAACCATTCAAAGTGTCCTTCGTTTAAGTCAGGCGTATGTGTAAGTTTAATCCCGGTGCTGGCTGCAATTTGATCGATAGTAGGTAATGTTTTATACTCAATACTGTGTTTCTTAACAAACTCCGCTGCTGGTCTCAGACTACGATCAAAATTTTCTGGGTTATAAATATTTTGTACACGTATATAACTACTTGCATCTTGAAGCATCATTTCTAAAAACAATCTTTGGACATCAATCCCGTATTCTTTTAACAATTTATTTCCTTATAATATTTTCCTATTGCTAGACTGTTTCTCCAGTTAGTATTTCTTTTATTATCAATTTTATCTAGCTTTAATGTCCAGTTATTATCTTCATTGATTGTCAGTGTATTTTTAATATAATTAACTATTTCAGATAGTTCCGGAATAGATCCTAAATGATCTATTACATGATTTTTTACAACAATTGGTAAAAATTTAATATTAAAATTATTAGCCAATTGCCAGCAAAAATCGGATTTATCGCCTTCTCTATTTGTTTGTAAATTTTCACTAAACCACTGCCACACATTAAGTGTTTCAAATATATTATAACACCCAACTGTCATGTTGACTCCAAACATAACATTTCCGGGTAAACTTTTTTTCATTGCAATAATGTTATTACTTACGGATTCCCAATTACCAGGCCATCTTACATATTCAAATGCTAGCTCAGTTGCATCGATGCTGAAAAATAGTTTAACTAACTTAGCACTACTCCATAAATCTATTATTTTATTATTGGGTATAACAGTACCATTGGTATTATAACTTATAAACGTATTTTTTAATACATCTTGCTCTTTTAATTTTTCTAATAACTTAATTTGATCATTGTTTAACAATGGTTCTCCACCATTAAAGTGTATTTTTTGTATATTTGTAAAATCTAATCTATCTAAAAAATTATTTGATTTTTGAAACTTTCTTCCTATGTTAATCAATTTAGTCTGTGTATAATTTAACTCGGTTGCCCATAGACTACTATTTTCTGGACCGCACATAATACAAGCAAGATTACATGCCCATGTTGCACTATGATCAATGCATGCTAACTCTACTAGATCAGATGGTGGAAGATTATAAAATTCAATAGCACCTTGTCGTCGACTTTTGTGTCCAATTGCTTCCGCATCCCAACACCGGGAACATTCCGACGGGTTTACTCCACGAGCAAACTCAGATCGAAGATATGTTAAATGAGGGCTTTTATAAAAATCAAAAGTATCAACCGCTTCAATTTTTGAACCTGCTTGACAACACGGTGCTACACTGATATCATTGTCGTTGACTCGATCTATATATATGCTACGATAAATCTCAGGACACCAATTATGAGTCATAATAAATTGGCATTTCTAAGATGATGTATACATTCATTAGCAAATGCCGACTGTATAATGTCATCGTTAACATGAAAATATGGGCGAATTTGATTGCAATGATGGTTCCATAAATTTATTTTTAAAGCCTGAGAACTGTATTCAGTGATATGATTTTTTATAAAGTTTTTATCAATAATTGACGAATAGTCAACTTTGCCCATGCCGCCCATACTGTAACAAAAGGGTATATTTTGTTTTTCTAATAGCTGAAAACAGTAGTGTATTAAAAAATAATTTTTTATAATTTCAAATTCATCTGATATTAACATACCATTCCATTCTTTAATCAGCTTAGATACAGATTCATTATTTTTCATAACACAACTGGTAGTATAACGATCGTGCCTGAATTCTTTGAGAGCATCAACGCTTACATCTTTAGGGTAATGTACATTTGTGTTTTTATCAATTTCGTGTCTGTGTGTTGAAGTGAATGACAATATCACAAAATCTGGGTCAAATTGTAGTCCTTGCAGTAATTGTAACACTATAAGAGCATTACTATCACCGCCGTGTGCTAAATTATGTAATTCAAATACCGGAGGAGTGTTAGCTAAAATCTTTTCGCTAAAATGTAAATCAGGAAAATCCGGATCAATTATTCCAAAACTGTCTGCACAAATTAATACTTTTTTTAATTCACTGTGTTTTTTTAACAAGTTGTCGTTTCCTTAATTCTATTTTTAATTTTGTAGTTTCTCTAGCTTGAAATATAGTTATCATGGTTGCTAGTTTGCCCATTTTAACTACTGCATCATTCACATCTTTAATACCTTCTGGCCAGTCGGGCATACTAACTGCCCATCCAAGTTCTAATGCACGATCTACCAATTCCATGCCTGCAGCATCATGATCTGGCACAACTGTGATTTCTTTTCCTAAACTTCTTATCAGCCTTGCTTGTGTGTCACTAACGGTATTGTGCATCAGTGCCAGTCCGCCGATACATAGTGCGTCAAATATACCTTCCATGACCAACACATGTTGCCAGTTAGATTTTTGTAAATCTGTACCAAATACATACCCAGGTTGACTATGATT